ATTAAGTCCTAGTGGAGTTGATACAATAAAAACTTTGGTAGTTTCACCAGAGGAAATTGTAGGATAGACTGAAGTGAAGAATTGGTCTGCTATATTGTTTGGAACGTGAGCAAACTCATCAAGGAAAATGATGTTGAAAGAACTACCTCTGACTGCAGATGATGAAGTAGCAGCGGCGAGAATCTTAGAACCATTTTCTAACTCAATATTTCCCTTGTTCCATACGACCACACCCTGCTGTAACCATTTGGGAAGATGTTCATAAGCTAATTGTAATCTGGATAACAGTTCACGAGCGGTATTTAACTTGTTAGCTAATATAGCACAATTTACACTCTCATTGAATAGTATATAATGAAGGAGAAAACTTACAATGGTAGTAGATTTTCCTGTCTGTCGAGGCATCTTACATATCACAAATCTTTCATCATTAAAAGTCTTAATCATCTTTTTCTGATAAGGATACATATCAAAAGGAATAAGACCTCTATCCACATTAATAATCTGGACATAATTTTCAATAAAATACTGAGGATCTTCCATACACTTCTGGTATTCAATAACAGATTCCTCAGTCCATTCTACTGGTTGTCCTACTGATTTTAGATTTGGATTGCCTAGATAAGTATCACTCATCTTTTGCTTTCTTACCCTTTAACATTTTCTGAAGTTCTGCAGTAGATCCCACAAACAATGCATTGGTAACATTAGTAGGCCCACCCTTTTCGGTCTTAATATCTTTTTTTGTTTTGTGTAGGTTAAGAAGTTCTTTGTTGGTTGTGGTCAATTTGTCTATCATTTGACCGACCACTTCAAAAGCGCGGGGATGTTCTGATTGTTTAGCGATTTCAAGAAGTTCTTCAAGTCCATCTTGACCACGTTCAATCAAATTGTAAAGATTCTCACGAGCATACTGAAAATCAGTATCCTCATCCTCACCATTAATTGGAGGCTTTACATTTTCTACTTTGACAATCTCTTTTTTAGGTTTTTGTATAATCCCCAAAACCTCATCCAAGTGATCGTCTATATTTGCTACTGTCATGCATCAGAGTCCGTATAATCAACACCAGCATTTGGATCAAAATGCTTAGAGTCTTCAAAAAATTCAAAAGTTTCACTAAATCCATAATCACTATCAGCCTGTGCAGTAGTTGGGGAAGGAACTACTGTATACCTTGACTTAACTGTAGCATCACCAACATCCTGACTTGAACTTTCGTCCAAGAGTTTTTCATAATTTCCAGATTCTAAAAGTATATAGTCTGAAGTCCTTAAAGCATCCTTTGAGGATTCTAAAATAATATGATTTATTTCCAATTCCGAAACATCCGAATCTTGACTGCCAGGAATTCTAAAATTAACCTCAATAGTTTTAATAACAGCACCAGATTTGATGTCTGGATAGATTTGACCTTTTAGAAGAAAACTAAGAGTCCAGATAATTGTTCGTCTTGTAGCTAACTCTCCCTCATATTCATCACTCATATCTGCAGAATTTAGTATAATGGGAACATCTGTTTTAATTCCCATATCTGGAATCGTATTGATTGTAACTGTAAATTCTGGTGTGAAATAGGGAAGAATCTGTTCAAGAATTTGAGTACCATCTTCAGCATTATTGACCAATATAAACAGCGAAAAATCAAAATTATAAGGTACTGGATTATATTGAGTCATCACAGAACCAGTAGAAGATGTATTCGCGTTAAAGTTTCTGCCGATTGTGTTTAGTTTTCTTGTGGAATCGTAAGTTGTTCCTGTAAGAGCAAATCCCATTCTTGGAAGTCTTGTTTGTACAACTCTTCTGTCCGTTGTAGTCTCTTGAAGAGCTAAAATCCATTTCTGTCTAGGCCCATAAGCCAGAGGAACTTTAATTCTTTCAAGAACTGCTCCGGCAGAGTTCTTCCTTTCAACATTAATATCATTGAAAATTGTACCAAACGCAGCCACATACTTTCGTATGGTTTGATGATAAAACGTAGATCCTAACATTAGTAATTAGTTCCTTCACTAAATGGGTTACCCTCTGAAAAATCAAGAACCGAATCTGCATCAGTTTCAATCTGTTTGTTACTTGTAGATGTATCTGTTGTTCCTGCTTCGATTGAAGCTAGAGTTTCGACCGCTTCATCTGTTGTCTGTTTAGTTTCGTAAGTACCAGTTGCTAAACTAGTTGCACCAGTAAGAATTTCTCCTACTGTGAACACTCCTGTCATATTGATAAGATACAAATACCTTGTAGTAGCATCCCACTTCGCAACCTCTCCTGTTTTTGCAGAAGTTCCCCCTGTAACTGTCTCTCCAATTTGGAAAGTACCAGATACAGCTGGACTAGAAGCCAATTCAAATGTACGAACAAAAGACTGTTCTCTTTCAATATCATCAATCTCTTCTATTCCTGTATCAATCTTCTCATCACCATAAGTAAAGAGTTCACAAGTTAAATCGAAAGTCTGAAGTGCACCAGTTTGGAAAAATGTATTAGTATCGGTGACACCTAAAACTGTGAAAAGTCCATCTGTCAATGGAAAATAGATAAGGTCACCAGCTTTTGGTTCTTTATCTCTTCCACTACCCTCAAAAGCAAGGTCTTCCCAGCGTCTTTTTGCAACTGTAAGTGTAATTTGATCTCTAACCTCAAGTCCAAAATTTGAAACAAAAGTACCCTCACCCTCAAAACCATCAACATTCTTGATGTACATTTCGATTGTTTTGGAAGAGTTAAATTGAGATGAGCGGTCATCACCAAAGAGTTTATCTTCATTGACCAAAGTTCTAGGCATATAATTTAGATCAATACCATACACCTTGATTGACTCAATGATGATATTCTCTAGAAGTCTTTGTTCCGCTGTATTAGTTCCATAGTGGTTGAAGTAATGATTGGTTGCCATTATTAACCCACCATAAAGTCATCGGGAAGTTGATACTTCAGTTGAACCTCTTCTTCTATTTTTTCTAGTTCCGTATTTGCGTCATCGTAAAGTTGTCTCCCATTCAAAGTAATTCCGCCTGGAAGTTGCATTCCTTCAAATTTAATCAAATTTTGACCCCATTGTTTTTTGAAAAGTGATGTTACATATTTTTTGAGAAACATATCACCCCAAATATCTGTATATGTAGCAGGATCTACAATACAATAACATTGTGCAACAATAAAATCATCAATTTTCAAATCATTACCCCAATCTATGTCCAGATATAATCTGTCCATGTGCCTGTTAAATCTAAACTGAGGCATTCCATGAAATAACTCATTAATCATAGAAAGTTTTTGTTGAGTAAAGACATAATTTCTGAAATCTTGCATTGCACCCATTGAATACAAATCAGAAAGAGCATACTGATAATTTACAGAAAACATATTTGAGGTATTATTAGTATCATTATAGAAAGGAATAACTCCTTTGATACCTATAATATTTTCGGTAACTGAAATATATTGATTATCAAAATCTCCTAAAGAATTTGCAGTAGAAGCATGAGTTGTCGCTGAAGGACTACCAGTACCATCTCCTGTTACAGTTTCATTATTTGCAAAGGTAGTAGTGGTATTTGCATAATAGGTATTTCCATCACCACCAGATTTTACTTCTGGATTTTTATATCTAATCGTAGTATTAGCACTGTGATATTCATGAACAGTAGCTCTTACACCACTAGTTCCACCAGTAATTTTTTCCCCAGCTGTAAATACAGTATTTGAAGTTATCTTGAGAGTAGATCCTGTAATTTGATGTTTAAGAAATGTTGGATATGTACCATCAAAATGATACTCTTGAAAAAATTCAAGAGCGTCATCAATACGATCTTCCATTTGGTCATCATCAATATTGAGTTCTACTACTGGATGACCTAGCTGCCTTTTAGCATAATCTTTAAGTGTTGCTCTTGAAGTTGGTTGTGTCATTTAGTTGCCTCCTCAGAAATCGTTATAATCCCTTGTGCCAATCTTTCTATTATTGTTCCACCCGATTGAGTATATTCCACATCATACATATACTGGCCAGGTACAAGAGCCGCTGTTTGAGTTGCAGTCAAAGAAATGGTACAATTAGATCCCGAAACAGCAGCAGTAAATACAGCAACATTATTTGATGAACTATAAGATTGTCTCATCTTACCAGCACAAGTACCAGAAGAAATAGTAACATTTCCACCGATAGAGTTTTGTGCAGTAATCACCTTTTCAAATGTACATCCTTGATCTATTACAAGATTAACAGTTTGTTTTTTAAGAGTGAGTGGCATTTATTCCTTACCTTGTATCGTTTGGGTAACTATTTGCCCAAAATTCATTATCAGTTTGAGTGAAAAAACGATCTGCATCCTTCATATCTGCAAGTGCCCTCAGATCATTACTATCTGAAGCACCAGATGTTA